CAGTTAGAGCGTGGACCTAAAAAGGTTTGGGCTGGTCTTCCTAAAGATGCAAGCGTTTTCAACCTTGAATCTCGTGGTGAGATGTCTGGTGCTTTGGAATACATCCAAGTAATTAAGCGCACAATGCACGAGATTACGGGTGTACCTGAGACAGCACTTGGTCAAATGCAACCTATTTCCAACACATCAGGTGTTGCTTTGGCTATTCAGTATCAGCCAATGATGAACCGTTTCATGATGAAAAAGGTCCACTTTACTAAGGGTCTTGAGCGTGTTAACGAACTAATCATTCGTACAGCGGCAATCTTTGAACCATACATGCTTACGTATGACCCAAGTCGTGCAGAGCAACCAGAGAAGGACCAGGCGACTCAGTTAGACCCTTCTGACCCTCTTATCTACAAAACAACAGTCCACTGGCCTGAGCCTCTTCCCGTGGATGTTCTTATCAAACTCAATGAAGTTCAGTCTAAATTGGCTCTTGGTTTGGAATCAAAAGAAGGTGCTTTGCGTATCCTTGGGGAAGAATTCCCACGAGAGAAACTCAGTGAAATCTTTGAAGAATTGCAAGACGACGCTATTGACCAAGGTGCCTTGGACATGATGCGTGCTCAAATTCAACAAGCCATCATGCTTGCTACGGGAATGTTGCCAGGTCCTGATGGGACCTCTCAGCCAGCGCCGTCTGGAGATGGTAATGTATCTAGTGCAGGAGGTAATCCTGCACCACTTCCTGGCATTGGTGCTGCGGCTCCAATGGAAGGGGAGTTAATTAACAAACTGGTATCACGGGCCTATGGTGGGCGTTTTGCTCAACGTAGAAACCCAGACGAAGATAATTAAAAAAGTTACACTAAATCAGTTCCAATTAGCCAAACTAGTGAGGTAAATACTATGGCAAAGAACCCAAATGTCCCAGAAGGGGACATCATCATTGTTCCTACAGACGCTCCGATTGTAGAACAGTTTATTGAAGATGCAATGGCAAAGACAAACGGAAAAGTCTTTACCGAGGATGATGTTGAAAACATCCGTAAGCAGGAAAAAGACAAGATGTACAAGCGTCTTGAAGAGGCTGACACCCGTGTGAAAAGCATGGAAGAGCAAATGTCTGTTATTTCAGCCGAGCGTGAAGCCGCTCGTGCAGAGGCAGACGGGCGAGCAAAGCAAGAACAAGAGTTGATTCGTGAGCGTGAGAC